CACCGATAACGAGACGACGAACTGGGTGGAATATTGGCTAGAAGGCGAGCTTGTGCATCGCTCAGTCCATATGACCTTAAAACGAAATGTGACTGGTGAAGCAGTCTCTCAATCTTTAAGTTAAGGGAAATATTATGGCGAACACACAAAGCCTCTGCACCTCATTTAAGGGTGAACTGTTAGTAGGTCATCACAACTTCGGTACAGGTGTTGTACGCGCAGCCACGACTGCTGACACATTCAAGGCAGCGTTATACCTTGCGTCGGCAACGGTCAATGCGTCAACAACTGCCTACTCGTCTACTGGTGAGGTGACAGGTACTAACTACACGGCTGGCGGTGTTACGGTGACATTTGGCACTCCTCCAAGCACAAGTGGCACGACGGCATTTGTGACTCCAAGTGCATCAATCGCTTATTCCAATGTGACCCTATCAACTGCCTTTGATGCCGTCTTGATCTACAACTCAAGCCAGTCTAACAAGGCAGTCAGCGTCCATACCTTCGGTTCACAGACCGTTACGGCTGGAACATTTACCTTAACCATGCCGACAAATGATTCAAGCACAGGCTTGATCAGACTCGCTTAATAAAGGGGCAGCGCAATGGCTGCTTACGGCTCTGGCTACTACGGCAAGGGTGTCTATGGCATCGGTAATGTCGTCATTAGTGGCAATTCGTCAACTCTTGGTATTGGCACGCTTGGCGTAAACATATCCGAGCAAGAAGACGGAAATGTCGCCACAGGTAATGTTGGAACTGTTGGCATTACCAGAACTGTTGCGATAACAGGCAACTCGTCAACCTTATCGGTTGGCACTCTCACACCAAACACACTAGAAACCGTTACAGGTAACGCTTCAACCTTGTCGGTTGGAACTGTCACGCCATCAAGGTCTATTGAGGTCTCTGGTAATGCTTCAACCTTGTCTGCTGGCTCTGTGCTGGCTGCAATATCTGCTGCCATTACAGGTAACTCGTCTTCTGGTGCTGTCGGCACGATGTTGGCAGAGACCATCTCCTTTGTTGAGATAAGTGGCGTTAGCGGAACTGGCTCGGTTGGTAGCGTTACAAATGCAGTATCTATTGCGATAATTGGGGTTGAGGCATCTGGATCAGTCGGCACAATGATTGGCTTTGGCTGGAGTGCAGTACCAGACACGCCAGAGACTTGGATAGCACAATCAGACACATCAGAGGACTGGACACCAGTCACAGATACATCCGAGAGCTGGAGTCCAGTCTCAGACACATCTGAAGACTGGTCAGAAATATCAGACAATTCAGAAACATGGACGCAAGTCCCAGCATGAAGGTGAAATATGGCAGATTCAACTACATCCAACCTATTACTTACCAAACCAGAGGTAGGCGCGAGTACTGACTCGTGGGGGACAAAGATCAATACCGATCTCGATAGTATTGATGCGCTCTTTGCAGCAGCAGGTACTGGAACATCGGTAGGTCTTAATGTTGGTAGCGGTAAGACGCTAACTGTGGCTGGGACGCTAACGGCTAGTGGCACTTCATCATTTACCAATGGCACAACCATCCAAGGTCTAACAGTAGGTAAGGGCGGTGGTGCTGTTGCTACTAACACGGCTGTTGGTGCTAGTGCTTTGGCGGCTAATACGAGTGGCGCTCAAAATATTGCTATTGGCTATCAAACATTGTATTTGAATCAAACAGGTATTTACAACAATGCCGTTGGTCTGCAAAGTTTGTATTCCAATGTGTCTGGCAACTACAACAATGCTTTTGGCTATAGCGCTCTTGGGAACACCACAGGGTCAAATAACGTAGGTATTGGGCATCAAGCCCTTAACGCCAACACCACAGCCTCTAACAACACAGCAGTAGGATATCAGGCACTTAATGCCAACACCACAGGCGTTGAAAATACTGCTGTAGGTTATCAGGCGTTAGTAGCCAATACTACGGCTTCTTATAACACCGCAGTTGGTAGAAACTCTCTTGTTGCCTGCACAACAGGAACACACAACACAGTCATTGGTCACAACTCAGGCGACACAATTACTACTGGTACAAAGAACACTATTCTTGGTCGCTACAACGGCAACCAAGGTGGCTTAGACATTCGCACATCATCAAACCGAATTGTGCTGTCTGATGGGGATGGGAATCCTAGGGTATATACAGATAGTAATGGTAGATGGATTTTTGCTACAAACTATGCTGGAGAATTGATTACTGTTGCTAACCCAAACGCTTCCACACCATACGGAATATATAATGGTTTTAGTGGTGCTGCCCCAAACAACACAAGCCAATGGTTTCACCTTTCAGAAGATACAGGTGGTCTGCGTTTTGTTGTTAACTCAAATGGTGGAATCAAAAATTATTCTGCTAATAACACCAATCTTTCAGATGTGAGAGAAAAGACAAACTTTGCTGCATCTAAACCATATCTAGAAACAATCTGTTCTATTCCAGTTAAAACATTTAACTACATTGACCAAAACTTTGAAGAAGATGGCGGTTTAACTCTCGGTGTTATTGCACAAGAAGTCCAAGCTGTTGCGCCTGAGTTGATAATGGAAAGTAATTGGGGGACAGAAGAAGAACCAAAGATGCGTTTGTCTATTTATCAGACAGATTTACAGTATGCGCTAATGAAGTCCATCCAAGAACTAAAAGCAATCGTTGACGCACAAGCCGCAGAGATTGCGGAACTCAAAGCAAGATAAGGAGAAAACCATGTCAGAAATTACCATCACCCCTGAAGAAATTGCGAAACATTATTCTGCGTGTTTAGATAGTGTGAATTTGATACAGGCTGGACAGCCAGAAGGCATGACAGCAGAAGAGTGGGCAGACTGTCTTGAAAGAAATAAGGCTCACTTGAAAATCATGTTAGCCAAGGACTTTTGGACAACTGAGAACTTGACTCCACTAAGGACAGCCAGCGCATGACCTCAGAGCACACAACTGAAGGCGCTGCTGCGCTAATTACTAAGGCAGCACCTCCAGTCGGAGTATCCCTTGCAAGTGTTGCTGGCTTTCAAGTCAGCGAGGTATTGATCTGGGCTACTCTGATCTACACCGTCTTGATGATCTGCCATAAGTGCTACCAAATTTATAAAGACATAAAGAAGTGATGTGTTTGATCCCATCACCATTGGCGCTGCTTTCAAGGCAATGCAACTGGCTTATGACGGGATCACATACTGCTGCGATGCCTTGTCTCAGGGCAAGGTCGCTGTACAGAAGATAAAGAAGGCAACCGATGATGCCCAAGCAATCGCAAAGGAAGTCAAAGGGATATGGGGATTCTTTAGCGGACTATTTGGTGGCTCAAAGCCAGCCGAGTCCAAGCCAGCAGCCACAGAGCATAAGCCTGTGGCGAAAAAGAAAGAAACCTACACAACCCACATTCCTAATGAAGCCGAGATCGTCCAGCAATTCATTAAGCACTTAGGTGCTTTTTTTAGACACCACAAGGAGTTAACCGAGTATGTGGAAATTAAATATGAAGAAGTATTTTCAAGCGTTGATCCAGACCCTGAGACGATTCTGGAACTCTCTGTTTACAAAAACGAACTAGACCAGAGCTATGTCAAGTTGAGTGGAATGATGAGGGGTGCAAATGTGCCTTATCAGCTCGGACCACTCTGGGAGAACTACAACAGCATCTACTCCAAGGTTCAAGTAGAACAGCAAAAACGCAAGGAACAAATTAGAATTAGGAGACAGATAGAGGCTTACAGACAGGAAAGGTTCAGACAAGAAAAGATTGAGCTTGGCATGGGATTGTTTATCACGCTGCTCGTAGTTTCTTGGCTATACGCAGTATGGATAAATTCATTTATCGAAGCATTCTGATCCTTGTGTGTGTAATGCTGACAATTATCTTAATCATCACGCCAGTCTTGATTAGTATGTGGATCAAGATACAAAAAGCCGAGATTAGGTTGGAGAAAAAAGAGAGACAAATAAACCGACAATTAAGGTTAATGGAAAGGCAGAGCAATGAATGACTTACTCAATCTTCTCAAGGGTGTCGCACCCACGCTGGCAATGGCTGTCGCTGGTCCTTTGGGTGCTTCTGCTGTTACCGCTCTGGCTAGTAAGTTTGGCGTGTCTGATAGTGTTGATGCCGTTGCAAAGGCTATTGCTGGCGATCCAAAGGCTGCTGAAAAGATAGCAGAGCTTGAGCTGGAGATGGCGAAGATTGATGCAGCCAATACTGCCGACGCAAGGAAGATGAATTCAGAGATACAGAACTCTGCCACAGCGTCTTGGTTAGCAAAGAACATTGCCTATGTCATAGACACATCAATCATTGCTGGCGCTCTCACCATGACCTTTGTGGTGTTTATTGTTGGCGTACCAGAGCAGAATAAGTCGATGGCTTTCACGGCTTTGGGATCGTTGTGGACTTTGACGGGTACGGTGGTGAACTTCCATCGTGGTAGTTCTGCTGGTAGTAAGGCAAAAACTGAAGAGATGATGAAAGGTGTTAAATGATTGAATTCTTAAAGCAACTAATGCTGGCTAAGGTCAACCGTCCACAGCCAACTGTGGAAGAGGTCGAGGTACAGGTATGGTCTTTCGTCGTCAAGTCGATCACCATCATGGTTCTAGGAATTGCGTTTGGTGTTCTGTATTTGATTGGTTTTGAGAAGCAAGACCCAGAACTAGCACCTATCGACTCTGTATTCCTTGAAATCTTGAAAGCCATTGCGTTTATGGGTGTCGGCACTATGGGCGGTATCTCAGGACGCAAGGCATCGACAGCCATTGCAAAAGCCATTGTGGGAGAAGACGATGCAACTAAGTGAACACTTTAGTCTTGAGGAGGCAACTCACTCTGATACCGCAACCCGTCTAGGCATCAGCAACCAGCCAGACGCACAGCAATTAGAGAACATGAAGACGGCTGCTGCTGGCATGGAGAAGGTTCGCGCTCTGCTTGGTAAGGCTATCAATGTCAACTCATGGATACGACTGCCAGAGGTGAATGTGGCGGTGGGTGGTAGCAAGGTATCGAGTCACATGGACGGCTGGGCTATTGACTTCGTATGCAAAGGCTTTGGCACTCCATTGGAAGTCTGCAAGGCTATTGACGCAGCAGGTATCAAGTTTGACCAGATGATCCATGAGTTTGGCGATAAGGGCTGGACTCACATCTCCTTTGCACCAGCAATGCGTCAGCAGAAACTCACCATCTTCAGACCTCAGAATAAATACGCCATCGGCTTACTCACGCAAGACGAGTACAACAAGGCAGTATGACGAACTTCTACCAGCAGCTCCAGACTCCTGCCGTACCAGACCTGCCTAATCCGCAGGATCGGTATGACCGTCTGACGGTTGCGCAGACGAATGGTGCTTTGCGCACCTTCTTCTTGAAGTTAACCAATGCCTTGCAGTCCCTTGCGTCTCCTCGCGGTGGTAGGTTTATCAATATGCCTTACGGGGCATTTCAGGACGGCACAGACCAGACGGCAGCCAATACGACGACTGCCTACGCCATAACATTTGACACAACAGACTTCAACAATGGCGTAACCTTGTCGAACTCGTCAAGGTTGAATGTGTCTCAAGCTGGAATCTACAACATTCAATTCAGCGTGCAGTTTAAAAACACTACTAACGACACACAAGATGTAGATGTGTGGTTTAAAAAGAACGGCACAAACATCGACAAGTCAAACTCAAGATTTGGTCTTGGTCCAAGAAAATCATCAGGCGATCCAACTCACATGGTCTCTGCCATGAACTTCTTTGTAAGCATGGAAACAAACGACTATGTTGAGATTATGTGGAGACCTTCAGATGTAGGTATCAGTATTGAACACTACGCTGCCAGCTCCACGCCAACAAGACCAGCAATACCGTCTGTCATTGCGACGGTTACCTTTGTCTCCAATCTTTCAGCATAATTAGACCCTATGGCACTCGTACCAATCAAAATCCCTGCTGGCGTTTACCGCAACGGTACTGAGTACCAGTCTGCGGGGCGCTGGTATGACTCGAACCTTGTGCGTTGGTTTGAGAACACCTTGAGACCTTGGGGCGGGTGGCGTAAGCGCTCAACCTCACAAATGACTGGTGTCAGCCGTGGAATGCTGACTTGGCGCGATAACTCCAATCTGCGTTGGATCGCTGCTGGAACACCATCAAAGCTCTACGCCATGAATGAGGCTGGAACTCTCAAAGACATTACTCCCACAACCTTTACGACTGGTGATACAGACGCTAGTCTGAAGACGGGTTACGGTTACAGCAACTACGGCTCTTATTCTTATGGTGTGGCGCGTCCAGACTTGGGCGACATCATTCCAGCAACCACTTGGACAATGGATTCTTGGGGCGAGTATCTTGTGGCGTGTTCTAGCAAGGACGGTCAACTCTTGGAGTGGCAGTTAGGCTTTACAACCCCTACAAAGGCTGTTGCCATTACTAACGCGCCAACGAGCTGTGCAGCCGTTATGACTACGGCAGAGCGCTTTGTCTTTGGACTTGGCGCGTCAGGTAATCCACGCAAAGTATCTTGGTGTGACCAAGAAAACAACACAGTCTGGACACCATCCGCAACGAATCAGGCTGGTGACTTTGAACTTAATTCTGTCGGGTCTCTGAAGTGCGGTAAGCGCGTCAGGGGTATCAATCTTCTATTTACAGATGTCGATGTCCACGCTGCTACCTATATTGGTCTGCCTTATGTCTACTCCTTTGAGAAGGCAGGATCAGGTTGTGGCGTGATCTCCTCACAGGCTGTCGCAGCCATTGATACGGCAGCCATTTGGATGTCTAAGTCAGGCTTCTGGGTCTACGACGGCTATGTCAAGCCCTTGGTGTCGGATGTTGGCGACTACATCTTCCAGAACATCAACTACAACCAGTCAAGCAAGGTCTACGCAGTCCACAATAGTAAGTATGGCGAGATCATTTGGTTTTACCCTTCTAGCCAGTCTAACGAGAACGACTCCTATGTCGTCTACAACTACCGCGAAGCGCATTGGGCTATTGGCACTTTGTCTCGTACTGCTGGGACTGACCGAGGCGTATTCGTCAATCCTTTGATGATTTCGTCAGATGGTTACATCTACGAGCACGAGGTTGGCTTTACCTATGACGGTGGCACTCCTTACGCTGAGTCTGGTCCTTACGAGATCGGTAACGGGGACAACATCATGTCGGTGCGTCGGGTGATTCCTGATGAGCAAACGCTAGGCGAAGTTGTTGTTTCCTTCAAAACTCGTATGTACCCAATGGCGACGGAAACCACTTACGGACCGTATTCCGCAGCTCAACCCACAGATGTGCGTTTTGCTGCCAGACAGGTCAAGGTTAGATACACGGGCGATGTCTTAGACGATTGGCGCGTTGGCGTTAACCGATTTGATGTTGTCGCAATGGGTAAGCGGTGACTTAGAATTGAGTCAAGAATTAAGGGCGGGGAAAGTGCCTGTGTGTATCCGAGAGGATTACACCTTTTACTTGGAGTTCTTTCGGGGTAATTTGTGGTTTCACATCGACATCAAGAGATGGTCGTCTGAAGTCAAAAAGGGTTGCCAGAGGGACTTTGCTCTTTTAGAGGATTTAATTGGGAAGCCTATCGTCGCGCTGATACGCGAGGATGACATCAAACTTGCAAGATTTGCCAAGTCATTTGGCTGGTCTGAGAAATGTCAAATATCACTATTAGACGGATCGAAGGCTTTTATTTACACCAACATGGTGTGACAAGGGAGATGATATGGGTGGAGTAGTAAGCGAAATTGGTGACATCGGTCAAGGCATCATTAGTGGCGTTAATGAGGGCTTAACTGATCTTGATGATTCTTTACCTCAAGAAGCAAAGATCGCAGCAGCCATTTACTTAGCGAGTCAAGGTTTACCAGTCGGTGCTGAAGGCGCTACATTATCTGGTGCAAATGCAGCAGTCGCTGCCGATAACGCATACCTTGCTAGTCAGGCTGCGGGTGCTGGCGCAATAGCAACTCCAGTTACAACTGGTTCAGTATTAGCCACAGAACTCCCAGCGTTTGGCACTACGGCAACAACTACGGCAACAGGTTCTGCTGGAGCTTTACCTCCATTGTCTCCAGTCGTGCAAGGAACTCTTCCTTCGTGGGCTGGAACTAGCGTAGCACCAGTAACTGCTGAAGGCGCTGCTGCTGGCGGTCTAGGTTCTACGCAAACTAGCTTACTTGGTGGTGCTTTTGATTGGGCTACGGCTAGTCCAGCAAATGCACTACAAGCAGCAAGTTTAGGTTTAACGGCTGCAAAGGCTTTGGGTGGAAGTACACCAACATCAAGCACCGCAACGACTAGCATTGACCCAGATATCAAAGCTGCATTTTTACGCAACCTAGAGGAAGCCAGAGCAACGGCTGCTGGCTTAGGCACTAGAGAGTTTGCTCCTTATGCTGAGTACAACCTTGGCATGGTTCAGAAGTACATGAACCCTTACGAGCAGCAAGTCATCCAAGGAACTCTTGGAGACATAGAGCGTGCTCGTCAAGGTCAAATATCTGCTGAAGGTGCAAGAGCAACTGCTGCTAAAGCCTTTGGCGGTACACGCCAAGCAGTAACCAGATCGCTGGTTGATGAAGCAGCACTACGCAATGCAACTAATGCAGCAGCACAACTTCGTCAGACTGGCTTTGCACAGGCTCAGAACTTAGGTCTGTCGCAACAACAAATGATGCAGCAATACGAACAGCAAAGACTCGACGCAGCTCGCAACTTAGGTCTAGAGCGATTGAATGTGGCGCAAGGCGCACTAAGTCTACAACCAGCAAGGATCGGTGAAAGCACCACAACTCCTCTGTACCAAAACACTACGGCATCTGCTCTTGGCGGTGCTTTGGGTGGCGCTCAACTTGGTAAGTTAATCGGTGGAACGGCTAATCCTGAGTATGCTGGCTATGGCGCTGGCATTGGTGGTTTGCTCGGTCTCATGTAAGGAGTAAATGATGGCAACAATGCAAGACTTTAGTGGTTTACTCTTTGGTGGTGGTGGTACTGGACTTGAAAGCTATATCACGCCAGAACAACAACAAGCAATTCAGCAGCAGTCAATGTTGCAAGCTGCTTCTGCTTTGCTATCTGCTGGCGGTCCAAGTCGCACTCCTATCTCTATCGGTCAAGCCCTTGGCGGTGCTTTGCAAGCAGGTTCTCAGGGTTATCAACAAGCACAGACAGGCGCTATACAAAACCTGTTAACACGCCAGAAGTTACAAGAAGGCGCATTAGAACAAGCCAGAATGCAAGCCTATCTAAAAGCAATAGGTCAAGATACTGGCGCTCCAGCCGTTGCAGGTCAAGCGGGTGTGCCAACTACTGGTGCTGCACCAACTGCAATGCCTGTGGGTGCTCCAGCTCCTACTGCTGGCGGTGGAATGTTTGCGGGGCTTACGCCAGAGCAAAGAGCTTTGCTTCCATTGATGAAGCCAGCCGATGCTATTGGTAAGGCTTTTGAGATGGCTGGTCAGAAGGCTGGTCAGTTAAGCGAGGCTGACTTAACTCAACTTGGACTACCTCCAACGACTTTGGCTTACAAACTTCCTAGTGGTGAGACGAAGATTGTCTATCGTCCTGACTATCAATGGATTGAGACACCTGCTGGCGGTAAGCAGTTAATGGACATGAACAACCCGCTTGGCGTTGTACCTAAACCTGTACAAGACAGGGTAGTAGCAAGTGGAACAGTACCTAAGCCAACTGCTGGCGCTCCTGCTCCTACATATCGTGGTGGCATGTCTCCAGCATTGAAACCAGAGCAGATTATGACTGCGGTACAGGATTGGGACACTAAATATAAAACTCCAGTCGATAGCATTTTGTCTAGTTACAGCATCGTCAAGGATTTGGTGCAGACTGGTGAAGGCGGTATCTCTGACTATGGTGTGCTAATTAAGTCGCTCAAGGCGCTTGATCCGAACTCTGCTGTTATGCAGGGTGAGGCTAGTGCAGCAGCTCAGATGCAAGGCATGGCTGACCGTATGCAAGGATTTTTAGACAAGATCGCTGCTGGTGGTGTTGGTAGTGAGCAAGCAAGACTTGATCTTGCTAACTTGGCACGCTCTTCCGCAAAGGTGGCGATTGAGACATACAACCGACAGGCAGACCGCAAGGCTGCATTACTTGGTCAATATGTACCTAAATCAGTTCTTGACTCTACATTCCAGAAGTACCCAATACCAGAAGAGTTGACATCTAAAAAGTCATTTAAAGAAACCATGAAGGCTGGTACAGCACCTGCTGCTGCTGGGACTGTATTGACATTTGATCCTAAAACTAATACTTGGAGTTACAAGTAATGACAACCGTAAATGTTGAAGGGTACGGTCCAGTAGAACTACCAGATGGAATGACACGCGAACAAATGGCTGCTGCCATCGCTTTGCTTCCAAAACCTGAGACGCAACGCATTAGGCAATTCGCTCAGGGTGCGACTATGGGTACTGCTGACGAGGCAGAAGCCCTAGTCCAGTCTCAACTCAAAGGCACAAAGTACGAAGACGAGCTGTCTGCTATTCGCGGGAAACTCAAGTCGTATCAAAAAGCATATCCAGCCGAGTCCGCAGGTTACGAAGTAAGTGGTGCTATTGCACCTTCAATCGTTGCTGCACCATTTACTGGTGGTAGCTCTTTAGCTGTTGGCGCTGCACAGGCTTCTCCAGCATTAGGCAGATTGATGATGATGGGTGGTGCTCAAGGCGGTATTACTGGTGCAGCCAGCGCTGAAGGCGATCTAGTGTCTCGTGCTCAAGCTGGTGGTGTTGGAACTGTCGGAGGCGCTTTTATCGCTCCTGTGGCACAGCAATTCATCAAGGCTGGCGGTGCTTTGATCAATGGCGTGATCGACGCAACCCGTCGTCGTGTTGGTGATCGTGGCGCAAAGGTCGTGGAGACCGAGATCAATAGACTGGCTACCGAGTCAGGTCTTACTGCCGACGAGATTGTTGAAAGAATCTCTCGCGGTGAGATCATGGCAGAGAACGCAACCCTGCAAGACGCTGTGCGTGCTTTTGCGCGTGGCGGTGGCAAGGCATCAACTGTACTCAAAGAAGCATTGACTCGTCGTCCTCCAGCTCTTCGTGGTCAAGCCATGAATGAACTGCAAACAGGACTAGCTGTCGACTTAGACGAAAACATAATTAAATCATATCGCTTGGGTGAGAAAGAACTTGGCAAGTTAGAAAAACAACTTTACGAAGGCGCATTTGCAAAAGGTGGTGTCGTCAATAAGCCAATGCTAGACGCAGCCTCAGACGCAATAAAACGCGCTCCAGAGGCTGGTAAAGCAATCAATGATGCCTATCAGTCAAATACTGGTAAAAAGCCATTCTGGACGGTTACGCCAACTGGTGAAGTCAACTGGAGTCGCACGCCAACATTGGAAGACATGGAGATCATTCGTCGTGGCGTGTCGTCCGCAAAGAACGCTGCCTATACTGGTGGCTACGGTGAGGTAGGTAAAAACTTAGGCGCTGCTGAAGATGCACTTCGCACCCAGCTTGATACTTCGTCTTTGGCTCTAAAAACTGCACGCGAAACATTCGCTCAAAATCGTTTAGCGTCTGAGTCATTTGAGGCTGGGCGCAAGGTCTTTACAAAGAGCGCTGACGAAATTGCCTACGACTTCGAGAACTTAGCCAATAAGAACGAAGGCGCTGCCAAGGCTTTTAAGGCTGGAGTTATGGATGCCTTGCGCAAAAAGTCAACCCTTCCTGCAAGAAAAACCATGATGCAAGAAATTGCAGACCCAGCCACAAAAGAAGGTCAGATTCTGCGCACCATATTCCCAGAAGATGAAGTAGACAGAATGCTTGCAACCGTTGGTCGTGCGTCTCAGTCTCAAAAGGCTGCAACTGCAATTCTTGGTGGATCACCCACAGCACCAACTATTTTCAATCAGAACCGCATCGGCATGAACATCTCAACCGAAGAGGTTGCTGGTGCTTTGTCTGGGAACATTGGAAGTTATGTGTCCTTGGCGAGAAAAGCCTTGGCGAAGTCTTCACCTAACCTGACAGATGACCAGAGACTTAGGGTCGCGCAGGTCTTGATCTCTGAAGACCCTAAGTTTGTGATGAATGCACTTAACGATCAAGGTGGCATCAAGATGCTGCAAGACCGTGTGGCGCAGTTATTTGGCACAGCACAGCGCGTACTGCCTTCGGCTGCTGCAATAACTGCTGGAAGCTATGCACCCAATATCTCTGGTGGACTTTTAGGGAAATAAGACGATGGCACTACTAGACGAAGAAAATGCAGCATTCGGCTATTACCCACAAATGGGTGGTCGCAGAAGATTTAATGATCCGCAAGGCTCTGCTGATATTCCATTACAAACATTTATAGGTCGATTGGCTGGTTTGCTTGGACTGCCAGCAGATATAGCAAATGTTGTTAGAACACCAAATCCAATGGAAGTTTATGGTGATGTCAATTACGATCCAGCAACGCAATTACCTTATGACACTAGGTATTTCAATAAAGCATTGCCATTGCAGCCAAAATCAAAGGCTGGCGAATTAGCAAGGGAAGCTGGTTCTTTTGTTCCATTAAACCCAATGCCAGCAGTCAGGGGCGTGCAAAAGTTAGGCGGTCTGCTTGGTGAGGAGATAGCAACAAGAGTTGCTACTGGTCAATCAATATTACCTAGTTTGTCGGCTGAACCTCAATCTGCAATGTTTGCTGCTGCACCGACATCAGCACGACAAGGCGTTGGAAAGTCTAAAAACAGAGTTGGCACTACTGGTCAATATGTTGGTGCTCCACAAGGAATAGACAGCCCTCAAAAGCTCGCAGCAATGCGTGCAAATTACATGAAAGATGTAAATCAAGGTATTGCTGGACGAGACTGGTATGACGATGCAAGCAAGTGGATTTCAGAAGTAGCGCCAGAAAATAGAAGTCAGGCTATTGCAGATGCTATTGGCGTGTCTTCGCAAGGTACTGGCGTTGACTCTAATCTTGGATTTGCTGTTAAAGGTATCAATCAATTTGCT